CAGCACGCCGTCGTCCTCGGCGATCCACATGCCGGCGATCGCCAGCTCGGCGTTCTGCCGGTCCATGCGCAGGAACTCGTTCAGCTCGCGCGCGTCGGGCAACGCGTCGAACATCGGCCCGATGGCGTACACACTGTCCGGGATCAGCGCCCAGCGCGGCACGATCACCGGCATCTCGTGGTAGCCAGCCTCGCGCAACAGGTGCTTGCTCTCGACCTCGAAGTGGCACGAGGCGATCGGCAGGTTCTTCGCCAGCCTGGCGTTCACCACGTACGGCGTGCGCGGGTAGATCGCGTGGCACACCGTCACCGGCGAGTCGGGCTCGGTGGTGGCCTTCTTCAGCGTGTCGGTGGAGACCGCGGCCTCGCCGAACTCCGCCACCGCCTGCTCGGCCGTCAGTGTGTACTCGCGGAACACCGTGTCGACCAGCGCGCCGGGCTTGGTGGTGGCGCAGAAGCAGCTCGCCAGCGGCCACTGCTGGAACACCAGGCCGCCGGCCTCGCGGTCGGCGTCGACGTACAGCGCGAACCAGCCGGCGCCCACCAGGTCGAGCGCGCACTCCATCGCCGCGGCGTCGAAGGTGGAGGCGTGGATCTCCTCGTGAAGCTGCTTGCCCTTGTCGTCCAGCCACTGCTGCCCCTGGTGGTCGGCGCCGGCAACCGCCAGCAGCGCCCAGACGCTGGACGAGGGCGTGGCACCGGAGACGATGGCCGCCGCCAGCGTGCGGCCGGCGTCGGTGGCGATCGAGTGCAACAGCCGCGCCTTGCGGTCCAGCGCCTGCTGCGCATCCAACGGCGCGCCGCCCTGCAGCCCGCTGCCGCGGATGGGGAAGCTGTGGTCGAAGCACTCGGCCCACACCGATTCATGCGGTTGCCGCAGCTGCTTGAGCCGCTGCAGCCGGCGATGCAGGGCCTGGACGCTGGCGGCCACGTCAGACCACCTTGGCCGCCGGCGTGCCGCCGCCCAGCACGGTGGCAGCCGGCGTGGCCGCCGCGGTGGCGCGCGACGCGGCCGAAGGCGTGACCGAGGCGCCGCCCAGGCCCAGCACGGTGTCGCTGCTGCCCAGCAGCCCGGCGCGGCGGCGGCGCTTCTGGTCGGCCAGCTTGGCGTTGGCGGCCACCAGCGCGCCCGTCTCGGCCTCGGCGGCCTTGCGCGCGTCTTGCTCGGCCGCGGCCTTGGCAGCGTCCATCTGCGCGTGCACGCCCTTGCGCTGCTGGTCGGCGCTGTAGGCGCTGCCGACCACCGTCGCAGCAGCGACGGCAACGTAGACCCAGCTCATCGAATGGCCTCCACGGGCGTGCAGCGCAAGGCCTGCAGCCGGCGCGACTGCAGCCGGTGCGTGTCGTCGACCAGCGCGTCTTCCAGCCTGGCGATGTCGCGCTCGTTGCCCGGGTTCAGGTGCACGGTGGTCCACCAGGTGTCGGCGAACGTGCGGCCCACACGCCGGGCGCCGGGCAGCGACGGGATGACGTGGTAGCCGCTCAGGCGGCGCATGCCGGCTTCGGTCCAGACCTCGATGTCGCCGGCGCAGATGTTCAGGTGCTCGGCCTTGTGCGGCGCGCCGGTCAGCAGCGTGCCGGCCGGGATCAGGATCGTGCGCGCCACCAGGCCATCGGCGAAGTGGTGCCAGGTGTTGATCGGCACGCCGGCGCCGTCGGCCTCGGCCTGCAGCAGCACGGCTTCCAGCCGGTCGATCTGCTCGCGCGTGGGCACACGCGGCAGCACCGGCAGGCGTTCGCCGTCGGCGCGGCTGGGCTGGATCGCGGCCTCGTTCACTGCGCCTACTTCGCCTTGGCGTTCGTCGGGCAGTACCAGCCGTCCTTGCACAGGTAGCCGGCCACCGGCGGCGCGATATCGCCGCGCTGGATGGCCGCTTCGGCTTCGGCCACCGTCATGCGCCCGGTGGGGCTCTCGGCCAGGCGCTGGCGCGAGTGCAGCGTCTCCGGCACGATCACCACCGCGGGCGTGCCGCCATCGGGTGCCAGCGCCTGCAGCTCGCGGCTCCTGGCCTCCGAGGCGGCGAGCTGTGCTTCCAGCTCGGCGATGCGGGCGGCCTGCGCTTCGGGGTCGACGCTCGGCTCGTCGCCGGGGACTTCGGTCTTCGCGGTCTTGGTCATGGGTGGGTGCTCCTGGGGTGGCCGGCGCGCATCGTCGGCGCAGCAGGCGCGCGGAATCCAGCGCGCCTAACGCTGCGGCGCCGTCAGCGAACGCCGCACCCGCGGCACGAACGCGCGGTCCTTGCCGGTCAGCGCGCACCAGCGCTCGATCAACACCTCGCCGTCCTGGTGCTTGAGCTCGCAGCCCTCCAGCCACCCGCGCAAGGTGCCGTAGCGCACGCCCAGCTCGCGCGCCAGCAGCCGGCCGCCCAGCGGCACGCGCACGTCCGGGTTCGCGGTGTCGGGCTCGCCCAGCACGTGGGCCAGGTCCTCCAGCAGCCGGGGCCAGTCGATGGCAAGGTCGAGGAGCGGACGACTCGCGCGCGCGGGCGCACAGCGGCTGGTCGTCACACGCTGACCAGATCCATCTGCCGCGCCTGCGGCGCGATCGGCCGCACCGTCACCACCACGCGGGCCTGGCCGTCGGGCTCCATGCGCTCGCCGGCGTCGCGCCAGATGCGGCCATCGTCGACGAAGGCCACGCCGTTGAGCGCGTCCAGCAGCACCTTGCGGGCGTTGTCGAGGTCGATGCACTGCACGCTGTCGTCCCACGCCTCGCCGAGCTTGCGCATGCGCGTGGCCCAGTCCTGCGGGCGGTGCGGGTAGAGCTGCAGGCCGACGAAGACGCGGCCGGGGAACGGCTGCAGCACGCCGGCGGCGCGCGCCGAGGCTGCCACCTGCTCGCGGTAGGCGCGGGCCTCGGGCGTGATGTAGCGCTGCACGAAGCCGGGCCGGCCCTTCGCCGCAGGCACCATGCGCTCGCCCCAGTAGCGGTTTGCGCTGATCGGGTACGGCAGCACCAGCACCACCTCAGCGCCAGTCGCCATCGGCGCCGCGGTTTCCGAGCCGCCACTGCGCACGGGCATCGTCGCGCAGGCGGTCAGCGGCCTCGCGGCCGCGGAAGTCGGCGACGCCGCGCACGCGGTCGCGGCCGGTGCCGGCGCCGTAGAGCCAGGCGTGCACCCAGGGGCCGCCGCGCTGGACGGTCCAGCGCAGGATCTGGCGGACCTCGCACTGGTGGCGGTGGTCCTCATGATCCACGTCATGCGGCCCTCGCTTGCGTCAGCCCGTCACGCCGACGTGCCCAGTACCGCGCGTTCGTGACGGTGCGCGAATCGGCCGCAGGGCGTGGCGCGTCGGCGGCGCACAGCCGGTCCCATGCCGGCGTGTACGTGCCGCAGCCGCGGATCTCCCAGCCCGCGATGCGCACGAGGCCGTGCTCGCGCAGGCTGCCGATGATGTCGCTGGCCGTGCGCTGGCTGGCCCCGAGAGCCGATGCCAGCGATGACGAGGTCTGCCTAGAGGCCAGCAGGCGCCACGCCGCCACGAAGCGCACGACGGTACCGATGGGCCGGCTCACGGCGCGCGGGAATGGGCTGCCGGCCTCGAAGTGCCAGGTCACGCCTTCGCGCGCCACCCATCGGCCGGGGCGGACGATCCCGGCGGCGCGGAGGTCTTGCAGCCAGACCCCGACCTGATCGGCCGACACCCCCAGCTCCGCCGCGATCTCGCGCCGGGTCGCCGGCATCATCGCCAGCGCCTGGGCCAAGCGGCCGTAGATCGCGGCTTTCATGCGGCGCGCTCCTCGGCCAGAGACTGAGCGATGGCCGGGACGTACCGCGCGGCTCGAGCCCGGAGGTCCGACGCAATCAGGCGCGCCATCGCCTCGAGCTGCTGGCGCTGCGGCAGCGACATGCGGCCGCCGCGCTCCTCGACGATGCGCAGGATGTTGCGCGCGCACTGGTCCGCCGGGCTCTCCTGCGGCAGGCCGGCGGGCCGCGTTGCGCGCGACACGATCGCGTCCACGCGATCGGGGTCGGCGCGCTCGACCGGCGCTGCGATCGCGATGACGTCAGGCGCCGGCGCACGTCGGCAGATGTCGCGGAACTGGATCGCGTTCGGCGGCCGCTCCGGCAGGTAGCGCAGCGCGTAGCCCAGCGCGTCGCCTGACGTGCCGTCGAGCACCTCGGCCCAGTCGGCTTTGACCAGCGCGGGGTCTGCGTCAGGCCACTGGCGCAGAAACGCCGAGCCGTAGCGCAGCGTCAGGCGGCCGAAGAGATGCTCAACCCAGGAGGCTTTCAGCG